GTACAGATGCACCAAGAGCTTGAGAAGTTTTCAGGTAAACAGAGTACGGAAGTTGGCGAGTTACGTAAAGTTGTTGATGATTACATTCATACACAACTCTCAACCCAACAAGCACCTCAACAACAGCAACAACAAGATGATAACGATGACGATGTAGATTTCTTTGTCGATCCTAAGACCGCTGTTAGTAGAGCTATAGACAACCACCCTAAGATTAAGGAAGCACAGGCTTACACACAACAGTACAAACAACAGGCTACTCTTGCACAACTCAAGTCCTCTCATCCTGAGATGGAACAGATACTGCAAGACCCCAAGTTTGCTGAGTGGATTAAAGGGTCAAAAGTCCGAACACAGTTGTTTGTTCAGGCAGACCAACAGTACGATTACGATTCTGCACACGAGCTATTTAGCCTCTGGAAAGAGCGCAACCAGATAGTTCAACAGACTGCACAAGCAGAAAAAGCAGCACGTAAGAGTTCAGTTAAAACTGCATCAACAGGCAACGCTCGCGGAACAGCAGAAGGATCTCGTCGTAAAGTTTATCGTCGTGCTGACATTATTAAACTTATGAGAACCGACCCAGAGCGCTATCAGTCCATGTCGGACGAACTACTCAAAGCGTATTCAGAGGGTCGGGTTCGATAGCCTAAAGGAGAATTACAATGGCTAATGAAACTTCTGGTGCCTACTTTACAGCCCACGCTGTAGTAGACAAAACCGCTGCTGGGACTTTTATCCCAGAAATCTGGAGCGATGAAGTAATCGCTGCTTACCAAAAGAACCTGAAGATGGCTCCTCTTGTTAAGCGTCTCGCTATGTCTGGCAAGAAAGGCGATGTTATTCACATCCCTAAGCCCGTCCGTGGTTCTGCTTCTGCTAAGACAGAATCTGTAGCAGTTACGATTCAGGCTAACCTAGAAACTGAGTTGCAAGTAACTGTTGATCGTCACTTTGAGTACTCACGTTTGATTGAGGACATCGTAGAAGTACAGGCTCTGTCTTCTCTGCGACAGTTTTACACTGAAGACGCTGGATATCAGTTAGCTGTTCAGGTCGACAATGACCTTCACGCGGCTGGTACTGGTTTTGGTGATGGTGGTGCTGTTGTATTTAGCCCTGCCGCTACTGACTACCAGCACACTGGTTGTTTCTTTAACGATAACGGAACTACCACTCAGTACACTGATGACACTCTGGTAGCTGGTGACGAGTTTACGGATGCGTTTTTCCGTGACATGATCCAGAAAATGGATGACAACAATGTACCGATGGATAATCGTAATTTGATTATACCACCCGCAACGCGAAACGCGATTATGGGTATTGACCGATACGTGTCTTCTGACTTTGTATCTGGTGGTACTGTTAACAACGGTTTAATTGGTAACCTGTACGGCGTAGACGTATATGTGTCTGCTAACTGCAGAACCATTGAGGCGGCAGGCGACAATACAGCATCAAGCGTAGATACTCGCGCTGCGTTGTTGTTCCACAAAGACGCTGTTGTAATGGCAGAGCAAATGGCTGTACGTTCTCAGACTCAGTACAAGCAAGAGTATCTTTCTACTCTGTACACTGCCGACACCCTCTACGGTGTTCAAGTGTATCGTCCTGAAGCTGGTTTTGTTTTGGCAGTACCTTCTGCCTAATAAAACTAATGGGGGTCAGCAATGGCCCCTTTTTCTTTCCTTGTTTGTTTTCTTAGGAGTAGTCTATGCCTATATTTAGAGGCACAGGTGGTTCAGGTAATGCCTCTACAGATGCGTATGCGTCACAGGTAGCTACTCACGCCCAGACTGCTACTACAAAAGCAAACGAAGCTTCTGCATCGGCTACTGCTGCAGCAACCAGCGCAACCAACGCTGCGGCTAATGAGTCCGGTGTTGCAACTAACGCAACAGCAGCGGCTTCTAGTGCAACTGCGGCAGCATCCAGTGCAACCAGTGCTTCTGGTAGTGCTACTACAGCAACAACACAAGCATCTGCTGCGTCAACATCTGCTACGTCTGCTGCTACATCTGCTACTACAGCAACAACACAGGCTACTACAGCTACTACTAAAGCCAGTGAAGCCAGCACAAGTGCTACTAATGCAGCTACCAGCGCAACCACAGCAACAACACAAGCAACAACAGCTACTACACAGGCTACCAATGCAGCCTCTAGCGCCACTGCAGCGGCCTCCAGCGCAACGGCAGCAGCATCTAGTGCTACAGCAGCAGCCACGTCTGCAACAGCCGCAGAAGCCGCTAAGGACGCTATTGACGGGCTTTACTTAGGCGCACAATCAAGTAACCCAACTGTAGACGGTAACGGTAACGCAGTAACAACAGGTGATTGGTACTTTAATACGTCAGATAACAGCACTAGGATTTACACGGGAAGTGCTTGGGATACTATTAATCCAAACCTAGTAGGCGACACAACACCACAGTTAGGCGGTAACTTAGACCTCAACAGTAAAGACATTACTGGCACAGGTAACGTAAATATCACAGGCAACATAAGCCTTAGTGGTACTGTAGATGGTCGTGACGTTGCAGCAGATGGTACAAAGCTAGACGGTGTTGAAGCTAGTGCAGACGTGACTGATGCAACTAATGTTGCTGCTGCGGGTGCGTTGATGGATTCTGAGGTTACTAACCTTGCACAAGTAAAAGCGTTTAGTTCTGCTGATTACGCTACGGCTGCACAAGGCACTAAAGCTGATACAGCACACGGCTGGGGAAATCACGCTAGTGCTGGGTATCTCACAGGCAACCAAACGATCACACTGTCCGGTGCAGTCACTGGCTCTGGTACAACTTCTATTTCTACAACACTGTCAACTGTTGACGGAGGAACTTATTAATGACTACAATTAAGCTAAAGAACGGTTCAGGCGCACCAGCGACAAGTGATCTTGTTCAGGGCGAACCTGCGCTGGATCTTACTAATAAGCGCCTCTACACAGAAAACGCAAGTGGTGCTGTAATTGAAATTGGCACTAGCCCTAGTACTATTGATATTAATGCAGGTACTATTGATGGCACTGTTATTGGAGGCTCTACAGCCGCCGCAGGTACGTTTACTACGTTTACCTCCACAGGCATTGATGACAATGCTGATGCAGTAGCGATTACTATTGATAGTGCTGGTCGTGTTCTTATGGGAACAACCACTGAAGGTCAAGGTAGTGCCGATGATCTTACAATCGCTACCAGTGGCAATACCGGAATAACTATTCGATCAGGCACATCCAACGAGGGAGCTATTTATTTCAGCGACGGTACAAGTGGAGTCGCAGAATACGAGTGTATGCTTGCATATGACCACTCTAGTAATTTTCTCCGCATTATCACTAATCACGCTGAAGCGGCGCGTATCGACAGCTCTGGCAGTTTACTGGTTGGCACAACAAGCTCACAAGGCGGGCATGTTTTTTCTGTTAAAGGTGATGGAGCTACCTGTGCCGTTTTTAGAAGAGATAGCGATGATGGTGGTGTCTTGAATTTTATGAGGGGTGCTAGTTTTGTTGGATCCATTACAGTTGCCTCCTCAAGTACCGCATTTAATACTTCATCAGACCAACGCCTTAAAGAAAACATCGTAGATGCACCAGCAGGAAACATTGACGATATTTGTGTACGTTCGTTTGATTGGAAAGTTGATGGGTCGCATCAGACTTACGGCATGGTCGCACAAGAACTCGTTGACGTTGCACCAGAAGCTGTAACGCAAGGCGACTCTGAAAACGATATGTGGGCCGTGGATTACAGCAAACTTGTTCCGATGATGATTAAAGAAATTCAAGATTTAAAAGCCGAAGTAGCGGCACTAAAAGGAGAATAAACAGTGGCACACACATGGACTGTAGGGGAGATGGACTACACCATTTCACAGGACGGACACGCCAACGTAGTTAACACCGTTCACTGGCTTTGCTCAAAGACTGTCGGAGAAAACTCTGGCTCATCCTACGGCACTGTAGGGCTTGAAGCTCCTAGTGGCTCGTTTGTTGAGTGGGCTGATATTACTGAAGCTACGGCTGTTGGTTGGGCTAAGGCGGCTCTGGGTGACAATCAAGTAGCGGCTACAGAGGCGGCTATTGATGCACAGATTGCTGAACTTGCTACACCTACGTTTGGCACTGGTGTTTCTTGGTAATCTAATGAATGGATCCTCTTTCTTTAATTGCTATGGCGTCTACAACCTTCAAGGGTATACAGACGCTAGTAAACAGAGGTGCTGAGATTGAGCACGTTGCTCAGAAGTTAGGCCAATGGTACAGCTTTGCGTCTGACATAAAACAAGCAGAAAAAGAAGCTGAGAGTCCCGGTGTATTCAAGAAGTTATTTGATGGTAACACCGTAGAGCAACAAGCACTCAACAGTGTCATAGCTAAGAAAAAGCTAGAGGAACAGGAGAGGCAGATAAGAGAACTTATTGTGTGGTCATACGGAGTTGAGACGTATCAAGAGATGATAATGTTGAGACGTAAGATTAAAGCACAAAGAGAAGAGGTAATCTACAAACAACGCAAGAGGCAACGTATGCTACTAGATAGTTTCTTGTTGTCTATAGCCGCTATCGTATCAGCAGGTATTATTTACGGTACGATAACTATCATCAAAGGTGCATAAGGATGGCAGATCAAGGTATGAAAGAGGTAATGGATACGGTTTCTGTAGCAACTGGTGTTGGTGCTTTGGCTGGCGTACTGCCTTCCTTAGCTGCGTTGTTGACACTCGTGTGGACAGGTATACGCATATGGGAAACAGACACGGTGCAAGGCTGGCGTAACAGAGGTAAGCAATAGTGTGGCAAGCACTCATTAGTCCTATCGCTGGACTTGCTAAGACTTGGATGAGCAATCGTCACGAGCAATCACAAGCTAAACATGTAGCTAAGATGCAAGTGATAGAGAATACAGCGTCTTGGGAA